TTCTGCAAAAAGGCCTGCACCAACAGCGTCAAAACTGCTAGGCGTTGCACCAGTGCTGAATCCTTCACCGAGTGGGGCAGCTTCAAAACCACCGCCACCACCACTATTTAGACCAACACCCAATGCCTTCATGATTAGGCCGTAAGCAATCATTGCTAACTGCTTTGCAATAATCTGAGCTGCCATATCCATGAAGTGCTCAGCCACAGATGAAAGCATATCTGCAATCGCCTGATCCGCACTTTTAGTGCCGTTTATGATGCTAGTGAAAGCATTGCTAAAGGCATTGCCAATAGCGGTAGCACCAGCAGCAGCTTGATTCTGCACATCAAGCAATTCTTCCAACTGCTGCTTCATCTGGAACATAGGGTCAGCTTCAAGGCGTTTTCGCGCTGCATCCTGCTCAGCTTTAATTTGATCTTGCAAGGCTTTAGCGGCATCAGCTTGGTCTTGTTTTCTTTGATCTGCAATGCGTTTGTCTAGCTCAAAAATGTCACTCCTAAAACGATAAAGAGCCTCTTGTAATTCATTTTCTTTTTCAATCGGCAGCAGGTTGCCTTCCGCAATTTGTTGCCGTCTAATCATTAATTCAAGAGTAGCAACTTCTCGTTCATTGCCAGCCTCTTGCTGCTGCCTGAGTTGTTGATTCAAATCAAAAAGCTTTTGTGTCATGTCGACACGCTCTTTTGCCGCTTTCCCGCCAGCACCTCCCAGCCCAAGATTAATCCCACCAGACACGACAGGGGATGGAGGCGTTGCAAAGAATGGCGCCTCAGTTTGCTTTAAATTTGCAGGCAGATTAGCTATTGGCCTTTTGCCCAAACCTTTATCAAAATGCGCCTGCGCTTCACGTTGAAGCTTGCCTGGGTCTCGAATTCTTTCAATAATGTCAGCGACACCGCCCAACACTCTCGCGGCAAATCCACCAACAGCCTTAATGACTGGCATTAAAGCTTCAATCGCTTTCCCCATCTCCCCAATCAGTCTCACAACCTGTGGGATTGATTCTTCGCCTAATGCCACCAAGGCATTTTCTGCAATGTTTTGAAAATCTTTAAATGCTTGCGCTGGGCCACCCATTGCATCTTTTAATCCTTCAGCCCCTTCTTTCTCTATACGCTTCAGAGCACGCATGACAATGTCAGACGTTATCTTTCCTTCGGCTGCAAATTCCCTCAGATTGCCCTGCGCGATGCCTGTCTCCTGACTAATCGCAGTCAAAATTCCAGGAACTTGCTCAGAGATGCTATTAAATTCATCCCCTCTCAACGCGCCACTGCCTAAAGCTTGAGCAAGCTGAGTAAAAGCGTTTGAAGCTTCAACAGAAGTAGCACCGCTTAAGCGTGCAACAGTGTTAAAACCAACAAAGGTGCTCTCAATGTCTTTAAGAGTTACTCCTACAGGGCGTAAACGCGCATAGATTTGGCTGAATTGCTGATTGGCCTCTGTTTGACTAAGACCAAAAGTTTCAGCAGCTTTCGTTGCAGCATTTTGTAGATCCGCAACTTCCCCATAAGCGCTACCTAGTCGATTTATACGCCGTATGGATTCTTCTCGACCAATAGCCGCTTGAACTGCTTTGAAGCCTGTAAAACCTATGGCAACCTTGGCAGCTACAGCACGCAAGCCGCCCATGCTTTTACTTAGTCTGCTGACATTCGTTTCAAGATCGCGAACGCTTTTTATGCTTTTGCGTCCCATGCGCTGAAACGCTGCTTCCACATCGCGGGCAGATTTCTGAGATTTCTTTAAAGCTTGATCTACTTTTTTGCTTTGCTGCTCAACCTTTCGCAAAGGATTGACAGCCTTTGCGGCTTCGACGATCAGTTCTACAGAAGCCCTTGCCATAGCCGCCTAGCAATGCCTCTATACTACCGCCGCCTCATTTTTGCGCGATCTATTGCCTTTTCCTCTCGTTCTCCTTTCAACTGATAGTACGCGGCAAAGTGCACAAGCTCTGCATCGGTTAGTTCCGTGCGCAGCTTGCTAACTGTCATGCCAAGCTCGCAGGCTAAGAAAAACTCAAAGTAGAGCCAACTGTCCTGCTTTAATCGTTTTTTGCTTCTTCTAGTTCAGCGTCACCACCAACACCAAACAAGAACAGCTCAAGCTCATTCAGAACTGACTCAGGCAGCTGCCGCTGTAACTTGGCTGCATCAGCAGAAGCAAAAGCTTTAGTGCCATCTTCCAGCTCAGCCATTTGACACAGCATCTGCGTGCTGATGTCTAACGCCTCTTGCGTGCCAGCAAGGCTTTGCGCTTTCTTGCGATCAGCGCGAGTGATCGGCTTGAAATACAGATCAACAACCGTATCGCCTGCCTCGTTTTTCAGCTCAAATTTACGGCGCTGGTTAAGGTCAAAAGCCTCAACCAGCAGGTCAACGGTCCGAGCCATCAAAAAAAGAAGGTTTGATGCTCAAACTATAGCCTAATTACTCCAGGTTAGAAGTAATCGTGCCGCTGGTAATGAAGCTGCAGGTGACAACGTCTAATTCACCAACAGTGGCAGTGATTTCCATGTCGGTGATGATGCCAGCAAAGCTCACAGAATCAGTGCCGCTTGTGGTGCCAGTCGTAAACAACTCAAAAGTGGCGTCTGCAGTGTCTGCAGTGGTGACAACGTCTTCGAGGAATGCAGCCTGACCGGTTGCGTCTGGATCGTAAACCAGCTCAACAGTGCCCGAACCAGACACCATGCTGCCAATAAAGCTGCGGAAGGTGTCACCTTGCTTGCTGGTGTCGAGCGTGTCTTTTGTAATTGTCAGACTCCAGCTACGGGTGCCGACAATTGAAGCGTTAGAAGAGCCAGCGGCATCGAACTGAACAGTTCCCTGTTCACCGCGAAGAGTTGCCATGGTCAGAGTTCCTCGATGAATTCAAAGGTCACACGGACCTGAGTTTGAAGATAGCCCTCGGGAGAAGCGGAAGCTAAAACCTCTGGACCTATTGGAGCGTCGAAGTAAACCCCCGACACGATGACCCTATTGTATAGGTCGCGAATCCGCTTGGCGATAGTGTAATTCGCTCCAGGGCCAACGCCTTTAGCCGTAAAAGTGTTAATTACTAACAAGCCTACAATTCGATTTTGTGAATTTGTTGTTAGCCCTTGGCCTAGATATTGACTGGCGCCGAAAGACGTCAAGCACTGAACCCATGATGAACCTGGCGTCGGCTCGTACGCCATGTTGTGAAAGACGACCGGAATGGCCGGACTGCTAGCAAGCTCTGTTGCCAGTCTTCCTTCAATAGTCGCTCTGATGCTGTTGAGATCTGCTGCGGCCATTAGTTGCGCCTCCTAAAGGCTGCGATGTACTTGGGCACTTCAATGGTGGCGATCTCTTTACCAATCAAATCAGGAAAGCCAGCAACAGTGCCTTGACGCGTTCGATACTTGCCCTGCCAGCTTGGCGGCAAATTATTGCCATACAACACGGGCTCTGCATATTCCATGTTGTTCGTGATTGTGGCCTCAAACTTGCCGATCTGCGTTTGCCAAGCCTTTCGCAGATCTCCTCCTCCTTTATATGACGGTGGATCTGTAGACCTAACTACGCGCGCAGGCGTTTCCTCTTTCACCTGCTTTGTCCACTCCAGCGCAGTCAGCCTCACGACCGTCTGCACCTCTTCTTCCATCAAGTCAGCGATGTCAGTGATCTTGATGTCACGCGCCATCGTTACGCCCTCAAAATCAATTCGTACACGATCGCCGTGTTGTCTTGCTCAGTAGTCTCGACGCTGACAATCTGATGAACCACGCTGCTAATCACCACACGATCTTTCGTCTCAGGCGCTGTCGCCAGATCGTTAGCAGCAACCGTCAACCGCTTGTCACCAGCCTGGATCAGCTCATTGACCTCTCGAAGGTTCACATCTTCAAGAACGCCTTTGATGTCGGTATCGCTGGCAGTCTCTGAAATTGCGCCTGTGGTGGTGTTGTAACTACCAGCCGTAACGTAACGAATCGTCACATCACCGCCAAATTTGCCAATGACCTTACTGGCGACTTTTTCCAGAGACTTGGCAAGTGTCATCAGACTTCGTAAGCAACGACAGTGCCACTGGTCAAAGTAATGCTCGTCACCTCAAGCCCCTCAATGCAAGCAGAAGTGTTGATGTTGATGGCGTTGATCGTCGAAGATCCGTTTTCCGTGATCGCAGCCGATGTCATCGATGCAATCACGGAGTCCTCTAACGCCATGATCTTTACGAACCGACCGGTCTGAGCTGCGGTGTTCGTAATGATCGTCGCCTT